GTTACGGGATTATATGATTTGAAATCTGTGAAGTATGAAATGGTCTCATTAAATCCAAAATCATCACCTAAAGGTATTTGTGCATCGTCAGATGCAGTTATTGCATTAACAGCATCCCCAATATAATGCTTTTGAGGTCCTGTTCCCTCAACACCTCTTTTAACCTTAACCGTATTTCCATCTATAGATATAATTTCCATTGTCTCACTACCAATTTCAATATAATCATCGACAGAGAAAGTTGATGCATCATTGAGTGATATAATTGTTTCTTTAATATCTACATCTTCAATAATAGCAGTAATTGAATCATTATCATAATCCTTAATTGCTCTTGGGGCAGCACTATATCTCATCTCTCTTGGTGCTGCTTTATTTACATTACTATACATATCAACATCAACTTTCTTAATAAGTCCGGAAGTTTCAGATGCTATTGCTCCAAATATGTAACTCTTTGCAGTAAAATTTAAATTATAACTGATTGTCGATTTATCCTCAAAGTCACCTTCATCGTCAATTGCCATTGTGATAGAATCTAAAATAACTGGAATATCTTTTTTCTCTCCAATTGCTGAAACTAAATTAATTGTGAGATTGAGTGCTGGTTGAAAATATGGTAAAATTTGTTCAACTATTTGTAGCATATCATCATTTTGTTTTGTAGCTATAGAAAGTGTGAAATTAATATTATATGGTACTGGCATATACACTTTTTTAGGAGTGCTTTGATTGCCGGATTGAAATGTTTGTGTTATTGTAGTTTTTCTTGAGGCATCATAAGATAATCCAATCATCTCAAATGACATTCTGGGTAGTGTAATTGCCACTCTGTTTTTATAACTTGCTTGCTGCTCAATTAATGCAAGAAATTTGCTCATTGGACCATATGCTAATGGAACTTTCATTACCTGTGCGAAAGTTCCATCAGAATTTTTAGTTCTAATCTCTATATTGTTAAAAAGAGTTCCAAATCCAATAACAGTTTTTCTTATTATTTCGTGATAAAAATATGTACCTAACATAATTAATTTAAACCCTTTTTGACTATTTAGTTTATATTTTATGCTGTAGTGGGATATATGTTAATTACATTCCCCATAGCACTATGATTTGTGCATTGATAGTATAATGTATTTGGAGCATTAAATGGTATTTCAAATCTTATAGTTCCAAATGAAGATCCATTATTTGTTACTCCATCATTATAAGATGCCCCCCCACTAGAAACACGAATTTGGAAAGGATGACTACCCCCAGTATTATTTACAAATTCATATATTCTACCTCTCGCAAGATAAAGAACCGGATCATTAGTCGTTTGAGTGAAACCAATTCCAGTGAAAGTATAATCACTAGTTCCGTTAGCACCAAGTGTCCATTTTCCATCAACTATATCCCCAGAAGTTACAGTAACTATACCAGCAGAGGTTGGGGATACATTAAAACTTGGTCCAAAGTTTATCGTTCCGGCAGTTCCGACTGTTGTGTCATTATCTTTTATAACAACACCCGAACCAGATCCAATAACACCCGTTAATCCAGATCCATCTCCGACAAATGATGTTGCACTTATCCTTCCAGTGAGACCAGTAAAACTTATATCATTACCAACTGAGAGTGAGTTGGGAGCAACTAAATTTCCATTTAACGTAGTACCAGTAATTTCTCCATCAATATTAATTGTACCAATTCCAGTAATATTATTACTATTGAGGTCTAATTCACCACTTAATTGTGGTGTTGAATCATCAGCAACCGAATTAAAATTTGAAGAAATTGTATATGCTGTTCCAACTGAACTTACTGTAATTCCATTTTCACCAGTAAGTAGTAAACTTGTTACAACTCCAGAGAGATTTGAACCATTACCGGTAAATGATGTTGCGCTGACTAATCCAACTATGTCAATATTGCCAGTGCCTATGATATCATTAACACCAAGATCCAAATCCTCCAAAAGTTGGGGGAGTATTGATGTTACTATAAAATTGCCAGCAGGATTTTCAACAATAGTTACGTTTGCTCCGGCCTCAACATTAGTAATGATACCAGTTATTCCAGAACCATCTCCGACAAATGATGTAGCAGTTATTATTCCAGAAGCAATAGATACGCTTTGTCCAATAGAAATTACATCATTAACAACTAACTCTGTTAGAGTAGAAATGCCCAATACTTCCAATCCAGAAGAATTTGCAGTTATAGTACCAGAAATTTCTACCGCACTTTCTGCTATTAAGTCATTCTTTACAATTAAATCCCCACTGGCACTAGAAATAGCCACGGTATTATTGCCACTCAAATTTTTAATATTTGTTACTTGAATATTACTCATTTATTTAAAAATTTCCAAACGGGGTGTTTTCTGTGAAATCAATTATATTTATACCCTCCCTCTCAATGCTAACATTAGCATCATAAGGAGATGATGTATCAAATTCTAATGCTTGTCCAGAAACTGGAGAACCTGTGGATTTTAAATTAAAGGTGGCACCAAATCCTACAATGTTTTCCCCTATAGTAAAATCACCAGTTATCATTCCAACTTTAAGTACTTTATTTGGAGCATCCCATTCCTTTACCCTAGCACTGGATAGAGATTCTGATCCGGTAACTATTTCATTGAATTCATATGTTCCTGTAGAAATTCTTGAAGGATCACTTATAGTTACTGTTGGTGGTTCAGTATACCCATATCCAGAGTTAGTAATTTGAACTTGAATGAGTGAATTGGAGGAAATTTTTGCAACTCCTGTAGCAGTTACTCCAGATTCGGGAGCACTAAAAGTTACTGTTGGGGTAGTTAAATATTCGGATCCTCCAGAAGTAACTGTAACTGATCTAACGGAATTTAATGTGGATATTCCTGCTGTGGCAGCAGCTCCCACACCAAGTTCCGAAACAAATCGTACAACAGGGGGATCTAAATATCCAGATCCTGTATTAATAATTCTTAACTCATCAACATATTGAGTTCCAAATGTCGTATTATTCATTATAGCAACTGCAGTTGCTTTGACTCCTCCCGCAGGAGGTTCTGTAAGTAATACTAAGGGTGCTTCTGTATAACCAAAACCTGGATTAGTTAAGAATAATTCGGTTATTGAACCAGAGCTAATTTCAGCAGTAGCTGTTGCAGTAGATCCAATACTTGCAAGGTTCATAGTTAAAATATAACCATCATCAGCAACATTATCATCAATATCCAAAATTCCAGTATCTATAACTTCATTATCATATTCAAATATTTCACATCTTAATTCATAAACATAATTTTTTTTAAGTTGATAAAATGGTTTTTCATGCTCAACATACTTAACTTCAAAAATTGTATCTGAAAGAGGGAACCATATTAAATCACCTTCTTTTGGTCTTGATACTAATTCATAGTCAACTGCTGGTGTATCAATAGTATTGGGCATTAAGGATCCACCACTATCAGAAGAAACTCCACCTTCTAATATTGGTTTAATATATGTTTCGTATCTTTCTTGGGAAATTATTAAATTCAATTCATCAGTTACTCTGACTCCAAATTTTGACATCAAATCTCCACTACCTTGAAATCCTTCAAAATTTTCAATGTAGGCTTCTAATGGATATGCATTAGTAAACTCTGATTGAATTACTTCTCTTATTATAGAATCTGTGTTTATGAATATTCTCGGTATGTAATAAACTTCAACACCATATATTTTTAACTGCTCATTAATTAAACTCTGAACTAAATTTTGTTCCGCCGTTGTTCCTTGCTGAAAAAATGGATTAAGTGCCATAAGTACTACCCTATAAAATCGAGGGGGGGCAGTTCATAATGACTGGTCATTTTCATCTTAATATCTTCAAGTTCTTTAATAGAATCATCAAACAATTGTCTTCCATTTAATTCTATTCCTCCGGGAAGTTTTACTCCTTGGAATTTGATTAAATTTTGTCCCCATTGCCTTTTGAGCAATGCGGTTAAATATTCTTTTAAGAAACTATCATTATACACTGCGGTAAAATCATTTGGATCTAAAATTCTAAAGCAATCTAAAATTATATAATCATCTGTATTATAGCTGGCCCAATCAATATCTAAATATAATCTATTCTGTCTTTTATTAAATCTTATTTGATTTGATGGTGTTAATAAATGATCAATATCCTCAAGTCTACTCTTAGTCATTGAATATGAAAGTAATTCTGTAGATGCAAACCAATAAATATCATTTAAAAATAGTTGATATTGGAAGTTAAACATTCCACTGGAAACCGTAGATTTTCCAAATTTAAATACCTTTTCAACTCCAATTACACTATCTGGAACTTGAATAAAATTTGCTGCTTCTGTCCAATCATAAGTAGTGTTAATTCCAACAGTAGAAGTAGCAGTTGTTGTAATTCCAGTATTTCTTGCTTGATCAATTTCGGATTTACTAACTTGATGTTTTAAATATACTCTTTGAACACCATCGAAATGTCGTTCTTGAAAGTATTGTAGAGCATCATCAACTAAATCATCAATTTGATCATCATCAACATTGATTTCAAGCACTGGCGCACCGAGTCTACGTAAACAATAATCAATTAATCCCTGTCTTGTAGATGGTTTTGCCATTTTTTTAACAAATATTTTTTAGTTATTTTTATTTAGAAGATCATTTAAAAGATCAATAGCAGTATTTAATTTTTTCTCCAATTCCAATATTCTACGTTCTTGATTATTTTGTTTTTCAATTAAATTCTTATGCTTATTGTAAGATTCAATATCTACATTTATAATTGAATTTGAATTCAAATCCCTTTTTAATCCCGAATGACCTTTAATTTTAATCATGCTAATGATAGTACTTTGAGATTTCTAATCTTGGGGATATTGGAAGAATTTGTTGAAGTCATAACAATTTTTATTGCAAATGATGTAAAATATTCATTTGTAGTGACTGTAAACTCATTAGTTTTAAATTCTCCAGGTTTACTAAAATTAACAAAAATATCAGGAGATCCATCATTATTTTTAGAATTTATTACATTTCCAAATTTATCTAAGTTATTGTATCCTGGAAAAAGTACGAAGGGTGGATTCTCGGATAATTCTGAATTAGTTTGGTAAAGAACTCTAAAATCAGATCCTTCAGGTTTGAAAGCATCAAAAATAATTTTGATTCCATTAGATGGAATCTCCAAATTAATAACTTTTGATATGTAAATTGCTTCATTTGTATCATAATTTGAAGTATTAATTTCAGAATTTTTAGCATAATTTTCTATAGGATCATTGATAATATTTGAATTTAAAATTAATCCACATCTATCTAAGTCAACTACAGGTGACAAATTCTCATTGGATGAATATAAATCTAATTTAAATGTCAATGATTTATTTCCTGGAAGTGATGTCAGTGATTGAAGTTCATTTATTCTGGAAGCTACTAATCTAGAAGTATCAAATTCATAAGTTTGATTTAGTGGGCATGATTCATATCCAATATCTCTAAATGAAGTTTCATTTCCATTAATAGAAGTTCCAGTTATAGTTCTTACAGATGCTGAAACATTGCAGAAGTTTGGAACAAATGTTTGGATATTTGATGTCAATGAATTGAATAAAATATTTTGCGTAGCACTCACTCTTGGTCCACCAACAATACTATTTTCATCTATAAAAAGTTTTGGATATCCTGTTCCTGTAGATCTATCCACTCCATTTTCACTCATATCAAGTTTTAAATAATATAATTTGCTATTATTACTTTCGGATGTAGTTGTATCTGAAAAATTGAATTCTTTATTAAATCTTCTTAGTGAAATTCCACTCATCTCATGTTTATACATATACTCACCTGAAGTATGAGATTCTGCTACAGTAGAATCTATTCCTCTGGTAAGGTCTGATAGTGTATTTCCACTAATACTTTCATATGAAATAATTTCATTTCCTATTTTTACATATCCTGGATTTGTTGTACCTATACCAACTCCTTCAAAATTGTTGAAATTGACTTCAGAAGATGGTGTGAAAGTTAATGATAATGCAGTTGCACTCATATCAGATGATAAAGTGGTGGGTGCTAAATTAGATTCTAATCCACTCAAATCAACTTTATTTGCATCTGAATTCATGGAGTGATTATTGTGGTTTATAATAAAGTGTAAACCGTCTAGATAATCTTCAAAATTACTTATGGTAGAAGGAATTAATTCCTTCGAGAATGTGGTGGTTGATCCACTAGAAACATTCCGTATCAGTAGTGGTTTTGATGTGTTAAATTCTCCTTGAATTTTATCTATTACAAATTCTTGGAAAGCTGTTCTAATACCAACAGAAAATTCAAAATCTATTCCAGTATTTCCAATAGTGTCTGATGGTACTAAAACTTCTCTTGTGGAGTATTTTGAACCCCCATTGGTTACATTAATATTGTTAATACTGCCATTATTAACAGTAATATCTCCTATCAATCCACTACCCTTCCCATCTAATGAATTAAATGTCATTCCTGTATAAGTATGAATTCCTGATGTTGGAGTAAGTCCCGTACCAACTTTAGTAACATTAATTGAAGTAGTTCCAAGACCAACTACTCCTAAAGTATCTACTATAAATCCGGTTTGTAACCCATCAGAACTTTGAGTTACTTGTAAACCTAAAGTAGCAATTCCGGAAGTTACAATAGTAGTTGACAATCCAATAATTTTTTTATTTTGTAAGGTAATTGCTGGATTTTTTCTTAGAATTGGTTTTTGATTGTTTCCAATATCAAGATTTGGATTATAGAAAGTAAGAGATCCAGATTGCTTTACAAATTTTGCTTTTTTGATATTAAATTTTAAGTTAAGTGAATTATTACTCTGGGGAGTAATATTTGAAGATTGATATAGATTTCCAACAGAAGAAACTTTGTTGACAATGGATCCGGTGATTAAATCTGCTGAAGAAGTTGTGCTCAAATTAGAACAATATACTTTATAATTTTCAGAATCTGAATATAATGTAAATGCATATAACTTATTAGATTCCAAAAATACAGGAGAATCAAATGTAAATGTTGTTGCAGATGAAGAATCTGTGGAAACACTAATTTCATTAGGGATTAATGTTTTTTTGGAAAATGGTACAGGTATTGATGTTGGCAATCCATTTTTTATAGTGCTTATATCTAAAGTAATAGATAAATTATCTGTAGATTTCTCTGCAAAATATAGATCTATAGAAGTAATGAAAATTCCTGATGGGCTAGAAACTTCAAATACTTGTGCTATTGGATTGGAATATCCTGTATTAAATACGGTTCTATTGATAAAATCATTATTTTCATATAGGTTCGAAACAAATCCATTAGATGCAGTATCATTCTTATCAAATAATTTTTCCGCTGAAGTTGATCTTACTGAAAGAATTTCATTTTCATATAGTGGTATATTTCCAGAAACATCAAAATTTATTTCAGCAAAACTCAGTTTTTCTGATGTGAATTCATTATTAAAGGAATCATTGGACAATTTAAAGTTTTTCTTTCCAGATAAAAATGTTTTATTACTTAAAGAATATTGTGGTATATAAAATGCCCCTTGCAATACTCCATTTTGGTTTGATTTTAATCGAATTCTTGAAATAGTTGCTTTTGCACCACTTGTTTGTCCTATTAATGTCATTCCTTTCATAATATATCCATAATATTTTGAAACATTTATATCAGATAAACTATTAAGATCGACATTTAAAATCGTGGATGTTTGTGAATATTCAGATTGAATATCTCCATTAGTATATGGATTCTTTGAATAAGATTTACTTGGAGAATTATATGAACCTATCATATGATTAGTTTTTGCTAATCTAAATTTAATTGATATACTTGATTCTCCATCAGACTCAACATTACTAAATCCAATAACATCCTCTCCACTTGAAAAAGATCCAGAAGACATTTCAATTTCAATAAGTTTAGGAATAATTAGTCCAGATATTGAAATTTTATCCAAGAAAGCATAAAATTCTTCTTCAGGTTTTAAAGAAGTACATGTAAATGAATAGTTTCTTCTTCTTAAATAAGGAATTATATCTTTATTAAATATCCTATTCGATATTGTTTTTGAATTATTTGTTTCTAAATTGGAATTATAAGAAATTCCTTGAATATTTCCTACAGATTTATCTTGAAAATCTTCATCTACTCTTCCAACCCAGAAATCTTTCCAGGAATCAAATCTATTTTCATAGAAATTTGTATTTTCTATAGTCTCATTATTGATTTTTTTATCTCTATATGGATCTTTTACGGAATTTGATACTTTCTTATAAAAATTATCGTTAAACCATATATCGGAACTTGGATGTAAATCAATATTTCCAATATAGTTTGAAATATTCGAAGAATTTACACTTATTGATGTATTTGCATAGGGTTGTTGCAAGAAATCAATATTTTCATATTTAAGAGTTACTAAAGATCCAGTTTTTGTGAGATTTGTAGATTCCAAATCATTTGCTGAACTTAAATCAACATTGGGATTAGGATCTGTACCAATTCCTATAAAGGATTTTGATCCCCAAACTAAATCTAAGAATTTTGTATGACTTTTTGGTCTCATCTCACCAATTTTAGCATCAATAGATATTGTATTATTAAGATTTTTAGTATTTTGTGATCCCTCATCCACAAAAGTATCAACTAAAAATCCAGTTTTAAATCTATCAAATCCAGTTTCTCTATCAGAAACTATTAGTGAGTTGACATCTAACTCCATTAAAGATAATGTAGTGAATTTTTCTAAGTTTTCAACTCTACTTTCAATAGTTCTTATATCTTTCATTGTATATCTCTTATGAGATGTTACATCAATTCGAATTTCATCCACATCAAAAGTATATGCTGGATTGTATATTGTAAATAAATCTAATGAAGACTCATCAATAGATGGAATTTGTGGAGTAGATGAAGAAATGCCTTTTTTATATTCAAAAATCCCATCATTAGAAAGTGAAATTTTATCAATTCTCGGTAAATAGAATGAATAATCAAGCAAAATAGTTTCGTCATCAATAATAATCGATGACGATGTTTTACTTGTTATATTATCACCATGAAAATAGAACGGACCATAATCTGAGGTGTTTTTATTATAAAAAGATGCTCTGGGTCTAAAATCTATAATTTGACTATTTCTAATTCCTTCAAATGAAGGAATATCGGAATAATTGACATATTCATATCCATTCAAAGTTACAAAATCATTAGCAGTTTCAATATTATATCTTTCAAATAAAACTAAAATTCTTCTATTTGGTATATAATCTTGGGATAACCGGATTATTCTGGAGTAATCATAGTAATCATTTCTTTGCCCATTATCAAATTTAAAATAAGTCGTTATATTTTTACTACCAAAAGTAAGAAGATCTACAATACCTTTTATTCCAGAAGATCTAAATACAATATTTTCTCCAATTTTGAATTTTTTAGAATTTAAATAAACAAAATTTATTTTTGTAATTGTATTTGATTGTTGTCCAAAGGTGGGAATAACTTTTCCCAGAGCCCCGCTAGTTTCTCCATAAAACTCTTCTCCAGGAATAGTTTCTGTCAAATCATTAGTTATTGAAGTTAATGTTATCGTAGGGCATTTTGGGTCATTAATGTCTTCCGATTCAAAAATACCATTTACTCTTATAACATCTGAATAATTTAAGCAAATATCTACATCTTGAACTCTAGTTCCATATTTTCTAAAATCTGGAGTTAGTCCATCATTTAAAGTTCCATTTCCTGTTCCTGAGATATTTTCAATTGAATTTGATATTATCGTAAAATCACTTCTTATATTCTTGGTGGTTAAATTTATAGATGATTTGGACATTGTTGCTATTAATTTAGCATTAGTAGCAGAAGTTTTTGATAATGATCTAAAAGTAATAGTTCTAGAGTCTCCACTAATTACTACTTTTTGAGAATTCAAAGGTTCTGTAACTCCATCAGAATACAGTAAAATGTATCTATCTATAGTATATGGTAAAAATGATAAAGACGGATTTCCACTAGAAATTGATGCCGATCCGGAAGATACTGTAATGTTTTCAAATTCTTTGCGAACTCTAATAGTAGAATTATTATTATTTACATTAGATATTAAGTTTTCTGGAAGTGATGCAAAAAATCCAGGATCTTTAGAAATTTCTAATTGTGGATATACAACCGAAACATCAGTTATAATTGTGTCTGAAGATGGTAAAATTGAACTATTAACCCCAACAGTTGCAGTAATTTGAGATACTGTTATTTGATTCCCACTTACATTTTTAGAATCTATTTTTAAATAATTGGGAAGAGAACTGGTATTCTCAGAAATAGAAAATTTAATAATATCACCAACTTTACATCTTTCAAATTTACCTATAGTTGAAGTAATTGTAGATATTCCAGCTCCAGATCCAGTAATATTAAATGATGATGATGGAGAAGAAAGAGATATAACATCATTCAATAATAAATCACCGGAAAAAGTTTTTGCTGTTCCGGTATTCCTAACAGATTTTACATCAACAAATCCTTTTTTTGTAGATGATATGATATTTCTACGTTCGGGTTTTCCATCAATTGAATAAGGTTCACTAGGTAAAAAGTCTCCACCAATAGTGAATATGGAAAAGGTTGATATTCCAGATATAGAAGTTGACAATTCATCTTTTGCCATAATATATCCTTTAGCACCACTATATTTTCCTTCAATTAATGCTCCAACTCCATATGATGTTATATTATCAGAAACAACAAGTTCTGTCGTAAACTGCATATCATAAACATATAAATCTTGTTCACTAGATTTATTGGAATATTCTTCCCTCAATTTGGTATCATAAACTCTACAATATCCAATAATATTACCATGTGCACTGGTTGGATCGTCATCAGATCTTCTAGCATCTCTCAATTCCAAAAAAGAATTATTAATTCCTATTTCGGGATCACCTTCCATGTTGTTAATGATAATTTTTTTACCAAAATTTATTGGAATATTAGCATTTGCTACTATCTTTGTATCCCTAGATTTTTCTACTTCAAAAATAGTATTACTTATCTTTTCTACTTCATATCCCCTAATGTAGGCTTTTCCTGGAGATATTGAAATAGACATTAAATCATCAGATGGGACATTATTTTTATAAGTTCTCTCATTATCCAAGTAAATGCCGTCATTTGATTTCAAATCATTTAATGTATTTTCTATCTGTAAATTAAAATCATTGATAATATAATCCCCAGATTCATCATATGTTCTTCTAGCAATTTCATCATCTATAAAATTATTTTTATTTTGAATATCTTTTTTCTTTATTTGTCCATTTTCTAATCTTAAAATTTCTATAAAAGTGTCAGTATCTAAATCTTCGAGGTTTTTTTTATTTAAATTGCAAGTAATTTCTAATCTATCAGCACCTGGAGATGCAAAATTGGAAAACCCCCTAGCATTATCATTAAGTGAAGAATCGGTTAAGGATGTAATTATTCTTTCACCTATTTCAAATCCAATCTTGTAATTTGGTTTATTTGAATACTGATCTAGTATTAAAAGTTTTTCATCAAAAGTAACGAAAAATCCTCTTAAATAAGTTTTACCTTCAGCAACCTTAACTGCTGACCCAAATCCAGTATGATTATTTGAAAAACATTTTACAATGGAAGTATTTTGGAAAAAAGTTGTTGATCCAATAGTTATAGATGTATTTGTAAGTAATTCTTCTGAACTTCTAAATGTTTTTTCAAGAGGATCTGTTGGATTGGGTCGTAAATATTTTACATAAAGAGTGTTTTTAGATACATCAGATTCTACTGTTGAAATAACAGATATTACTTTAGCCTTAATACCACTTATGGAACCAATTAAAGTTAATCCAATTAAATCATTTAGATAGTTAATTACTGGAATTCCATTAAAATTATCTTCTAAAGTAACATAGCTAAAATCTGAAATATAATCAATATTTCCCCCATCTAAAATCTGCCCTTCGGAAAAAATAGCATTTGAGCACACTTCAATTTGACTTTGAAGAGCACTTTGAAGTGAAGTCAATTCTCTTGCTTGAAGAGAAACTCCTGGTTTAAACAAAACTTTCTTATAATTTTTTGATTCCTCAAAATCATCAAAATAAGGAGTTGAATTTAAATTAATTGACTGTGGCATTTTTTAAAACTCTAATACTATTTTAATATCTTCTTTTTGGTTTTGAGATCTAGGAACAGATGCTCTGTTATCGACATAAATGACATCACCACTATATTTAGGTTGAATTTCCGAACTCGCTAATCCATTAACAAATTCAACGCCCAATGGAATAGTAATACCAGTATTACTATTGATAATAGAATTACCTGTAAAGTTATCTATAACAAGTGAATTACCACCACTGGCACCAAAAATTGTATCTGAAGACTCTTCTCCAGTATATGAAAATCTATTCAGTTTATTATTAGTAAATGTGGATATTCCTACTGGTTGATAGTACCGTAATATGCCATTATTAGAATCCCATGAGGCAACATAAGCCGTTGCAGTTACTCCTGTAGAAACTGTTTGTGTAATTCTACTATTGACGGCATAGGTGGTATCGGAAATAGGATCGGCACTATTACTTGTAGATGGTGTTAGTTTTAAGGCACCTAATGTAGTTCCAGTATTAGTAACAGAACTAGTAATAGTAGGATTGTAAATAATTCCTATTCTAGAAAAATTATTTTCAATTACATAGTCTAAACTATTGTCGGAAGAGTTGTTATCAAATACAGTATTAATCATAACTCTATTTGATCCAAGTTCTCTATAAATGTCATTACCATGACCATTTTTTGGTGGAATTATTACATCAAAAACTGCTCCATCTCCTGAACTTAAACTGGGTATTTCATCGGAGTTAAAGTTTATAATCCCATTTGTATATCCATATCCACCATTAGTAACATTAACAGAAGAAATTTTTCCTGAGGAGGAAACGACTATTGAAACGACAGCATCTTCACCATCACCTTTGATTGGAATATTTGTATAAACCCCAGGAGTATAATTCGAATTGCCACTGGATGATATTAATACTACTTCGATTTTTCCAGAAACTGAAGCATTTTTTACTTCTTGAGTTTCTTTGGACCCCCAGTTATTTGGGACAGGAATAAACTGTCTTGTAACAAATTTGATAATATCTGATGGTTTTACGGTATAAAGATATTTCCAAATATATCCATCTCCAGATGATCCTGCAGTTTTTGGTTGGAGATCTGTAAATAATGGTTCATCTAATGATGGTTTGCCATTGGGATTGTTTTCATCTGTTCCATTTTGTAAACAAATATAAACTCTATAATCAGAGTTCATAACAAAATAATTGGATGTATATAACGAAGTACTACTAGTGACGTTTGTCAATTTATTAATTGAGATATCATGTCTATACATGTCATATTTTTGACCAGAAGCCCAATTAATTCTTCGTATTACTCTAGAAACATGCTCCTCGGTAATCTTTTTAAAGAAGAGCATTGTATCATGATAGTCATTTTGATTTTCAAAGTTATCAATAGGGTTAGGTGGTGAATTATTCCATTCAGAACTTCCACCAACTATACTATTAGTGGGATCGGGAAGACCCAACCAGGTATAATAATTTTCAGTATCTACTTTTATAGATTCAACAAAATTATTTGCATTGATAATTCTAAACTGATCAGTAATGTGGGAAGGCATTGTATATGCTATATATAAACAATATTTTTTATTATTTATTTCAATAATTTTGATTAATATCAGAAACTCTATGAATAGATGGATGCGAAGATAATCCAGCAAATTCTGTATTTTTTATAATATTAAATGATTGTGGATTTGATCTAATAAAATTATAAAATCTCCCCCAACTATATTTTGCAGAATAGTTATATAGTGTAGATATTCCAGAAATTCTTGTTCCATCTTCAGTAAATTCATTATGTAATGCCCCAACACCCGACTCTGTTATGTTTATATCAGCAGTAACTGTCACAATTCCGACACCACCTGAAGGTTCTACAACTTCAGATGCCTGATATATCTTATTAATATTATTAGATTCTGTAATAGTTGTTAATCCAGGATACGCAAGACTGCCGAATGATTCTGAAATATTCGGGAAAATACTTCCTTCAATAGCAAAATAATATCCAGTTTTTATTCCACTTTGAGTTGATGAAAAATTATCATATAAAGGTGAATTTAAAACAGGATCAATTTCCAGTTCAAATTTAAGTGCATGATCAGTGTTTATTCCAATTGCAGTTGATATTGCAACAACATTCCCATAATCTCCATGAACTTTGGAATTTTCAATTTGTTCATATTTTGTTACGGGTGGTGCAATCATTATAATTGGAATATTTCCGGATGTATATCCAAATCCAGAATTATTAATAGTTATTCCAGTAACTATTCCAGTTGTTGAATCTATGAATGATGTAAAAGTAGCATTTAATTCGGTATTATCACTAATAGCAATAAAAGCTTCCGATGTAGTAGATCCAACGGAGATTAATCTATTATCAACAGTATCTACTTCAATTTTTTTCACAGATCTATATTGTTTATTGAATTCTCCTTCATTTTCAACCCATGATTCTCCAGTTAAAGAGACATAAGATCTTCCTGTGGTAGTAATTGCAACATATGCATCATTGATGTTTTTAACTGAAATAAAATCTTCGGTCGTTGTTATACCAACATAAGACCAAGTATCTAAATGTGACTTTAATTGTGTTGCTCTAATAATTAATCCATCTTCACCAACAACAACTATACTATCATTATTTGTTGCTATATCATTATAATTTTTATTTAATGCATTTCCGGGAAGTGATGAATTTGGAACAATAAAAGATAGTCCACCTGTTCCATCAGTGTTCCATTTAATACCATTATGACTCTTAAATATATAATTATCATCACCTACAATTATATAACCAGCAGACTTAACTATTCCACCTTGATCAGCATCTTGTTTATCATAATAAATGATGCTATTTAGAGTTTTGCCTTCCGGACCACCTACATTTGAATTTATATTTGCATTGTTCCAATCCAATCCAAATGTTCCTGAAATACCGGTAATTGCAATTGAACTACCAACAGCAATTGCTTTATCTATATTACTAAAATACTTAACATCATTGTAATTGATATCTGATATTGATATCTTATCAGCAGGATCAAATGTCGTACTTTGGCTAATTGATCCAGTAATAACAGGTTGAACTTCAGTTACTTTATTCCATGGACCCGATTTATTTGTTGAATATCCAAGAACTCCATCCCCAGAAATCAAAAAGATTGGTTCATTATAATTACTATAATCAATAGAATTGATATCTTCTATAAAATTTCCATTTGATTGTCCAATAATAAAATCTAGTGAATTTGTTGTATTATATCCGATAATACCAGATGTTCCTACTACCACATAAGATTTATCTTCGGCAACAAAAGCAACATCATTAAATGTTTCTGAAATAAATTTCACACCAACTGGAGATAATGTAACTCCATCATCAACAATAACCGTATTCCCTGAAGAAATTACTATAGTGTGATATTCTGGTAATATCGTATCAATTGATATTACTGTATTTGAACTATAAGTTTTTATACCATCATCATATATTTCTGGATTAGAAGAAGTCCAGAATGATCCGGGAACTTTTACTTGGGGAACTTTACTAAAAATGCTTATATCTGGTGGATTATAATATCCAGAACCACCATTATCTATAGAAACTGATGACACTATAGAATTAGAGATATTT